CCCAGAATGGATCGGGGGGGGTGGTATTGACTCTGGTGGTCACAATGAATGTGATGAGCGTATCAAGCCCCAGCGCTTGTATCAGGCCAATCATGGGAAGCCCGAGCGGGACAACAAACCAGTTCCACATGAACATGATGGTCGCTCCACAGAGCACAGACAGCACCACGGACAAAATGAATTGCAACAGATACGGAGGGTCGCTCAGAATGGGCTTCGTATCATTCTCATAGATATGGGACATTTTTATGGCCTCCTTAAATCAACCTTTCGATATATTCCCGACCCTGAGTGAAGATGGGAATTTCGTGGTCGATAATCCATCTGTTACGACATACGGTAATTTTCTGGTCGGGGTTGCGAGGATCGTCGATGGTTTCTTCAAACTGCCGTTTAATGCAGCAGGAACCACGCTTCAGCTCTGTGAGGAAATCGTTCCAGTTAATGCCTCGCTGAGACCAAAGCATTTCCTGAATCATGTTGCAGGTCTTTTTATGCAGCTCGTGATGGCTAAAATTGGCCTGACCTACGGCCTCAATGCTGTTTCGGGTTGCGTCCTGCTGCCGCCAGATCAGACAGTTACAGACCTCTTCTTTTGGGACAGAGAAAACGCGGGAGTCGAACATGGCAGTGAACATCTTTTTCTGGTAGGCATTGTACCGTTTATATATGGTAAGATCGACGTCAACATCGACACCGATAGATTTCCAATACGGGCCATTGTCGTGAAACCAATCCTCAGCGATACGTTCAAACTCCCTGTTAAATGCCATAGTTGCCATCGACGCCGAAACGCTGCACATTTTCTGAATGTTATATCCAAACCAGGCGTCGGTCTGGATAGTAGCATAGTCTGTCAGCACCAGAGTGATCTCATCGGACTGAGTGTAACCAAGCACACAGCCCTGGATGTTCTCACAGAGATGCTTCATCGTCTCCTGCATAGCCTGAGTCAGTACGAGATCGAAAGGCTTTTCCATGCCCTTCGTGAAGGTGTGGAACGCCTTGCCGTCAAGTCGGATGATTGCGGGCACACGGCGGGTTAAGAAGTTGCGAGAAACACCCTCATAGCCTTTCATGCGGTCGCCCAGACTGTCGTTTTTCTTTGCCATTGTTATTTCATCTCCTCCCAAGGAATACGGATAGCGTGCTTGGTAGTCAGCAAATAGGACGTGCGCCCATATTTCTCTTTCCATTCGTTGAGGTAGCGCTGCATCTCAGCAACAGCGTCTGCTCCAATGTCATCATAAGCATCTTCATACATATCCTCACAGGCATTGGATACGATGCTTGAAGCATCGAAACTCATCTCTACCTCTTCGGTTCCCCATACGTACAGCGGCTTTCCCGTGAACTCTTCACGATCTTCATTCCAGCTATCAAAGAAATCCTCCCAACAGCTGAAATATCCTTCGTTGTGAGAGTAAAAGTCGCTTTGTGCCATTGTAAATAATGATCCGAGCGCATTCGGCTCGTGCTTTTCTGCTTTTTCGAGCCGTTCTTTTTCTTTGCGGTTTTCTTCCTGCTGGCGGCGCTGCACAACGGCGTCGCAGTCGCAAAGTGTTCGGCATCTCGGAATCTGCTTTCCACAGTCGGGGCAAAAACGTACAACACCGTTATAACAGTTCGGGCAGAACCGGATAGACTGGTGCTTGTAGGGGAATTGGCCGGCTCTCTTATCGGGGTCGTCAGACAACCCATAAGGATTATCTTCGATACGGAGGCCGGTACCATGACAAACAGGGCAAATCTCCTCATTGTCATGGAGATCCTTTATGAGTTTCTTCCCAATCAGCTCTCCAAAGGCGTCTTCAATGTTGACGACCTTTCTTGTAGGTTTTACAAATCCGGGCATACCTCAGACCTCCTTGTAGATTGCAGGGAGGAACGTGAGACCAACTTTTTGCGCTACCAGATAGGCGGAATAGCCGTCAATCAAGACGGCGTTATCGTCCAGGGCAACATTGGTATTGAACTGGCCGGTATGATAGAACTCCAGAAAACGCTTTGCGATCTTCTCATCGCTGGGCTTTGTGCGGGCCATATATCCCGGAATCTTGATGGTGCTCATCAGTACCTTCTGGGTGGTGGCTTCGATTGTGGAGAGCGGGAAGGTAGCGCCGGAGGCCAACATAACCTCTTTCACATCCTGCTCGTCAAGATCCGCAGCCACTACGGTGCCATACCGCCGACCACGCGCTGTATTACAGGCCACGCGAAATCCGGGCTGAAGTTTGCCTACAAAGTGCTCAGGGATCTCGAACCAGAACACCTTGCCATAGGGCTTATGCTTTACCATAGCTACTTTCATTTGACAGTCCTCCTATAAGGATAGAATAATTTACTTTGTTGCTATATACATAGTATAATCACGGCCTCCCAATTTGTCAAGAGGGAAGCCGTGATTTTCTTTGTCGCTAATGAAGTTTGTTGTCAGTCTGTTGAAGCAAGATGGAGGATAATGGCCTGTGGATTGTCGCAATCTTTCAGGGTCGCTTTATAGTGCTGCTTCCACCAGCCATACAACAACTCAAAGTTCTTGATGGGCAGATATTCCTCCATAAGAAGCTGGGGATCATCTTGTGAAGCATAGTCCAACCGAAGAAGTTTGATGTCATCAGCGGTAAAGGATCGAAGCGGCTTGTACTCGAACTTGGTGACAATAGCCTTACGCCGAATGGCATATTCCGGGAGCTGGCTGGCTGGACTCCATTTGATAGCCTCGTCATACTCGTTAGGTATAGCTCTGCTGTTATCCCAAGCATATAAGCCATCGGAGCGGTATATGATACCTACAGTGACTTTCTTTTCGGTTGTCTCTCCGTCTTTTTCGACCGGCTCAAAAATAGTCAGTCTTTTGAACGGTTCGAGAATGTTCACTACTTCACCGATTTCAGGCAGAAACCCCAGAGGGAGTGCAAACCCCTTCAGTAGTTCCTTCTCCCAAAGGTCGATGTCGTTCAGGTTCATCGGCAGGTTCATGGTCGATCGCCTCCAATCTGATTTGAGCTACTTGCGCCCAAGGCATTCCATAGTAAGGGCTTTTCTTTTTATCACACACGCCATTGTCAATCCCAATGTATCTGCGTCCTTCCAGCTTGGCAGCAATGAGAGTAGATCCGGTGCCGCAACAGTTATCCAGGACGATTGCATTCCTGTCAGTGTAAGTACGGATTGCGTAGCGCAACAGGTTTTTCAGTGGCGTGGAGCGCTACGGACGGGTGGGGTTTAGGGAAGCGCCAAATTGACGCTGGGTACTTCATGTTACCGTCTGGCGACTCTACCAATGTATAGTTGCCATAGCTCCGGTTAGAATGAACGTCTTCCGCCTGTTTCCCTACGGCCTTGCCCTTGGTGTGGTTTTTATCGCCAACTGTCATTTGCGGATGATATGGCGGCGGAGATTTGTAGAACACCATGATATCCTCGTGCTCTCTAAGCGGCATTTTCTTGGCGTTGAGAAATCCGCTCTTTAGCACCTTGTCCCAGATGATATTGTAGCGGTGCAGCTTAGGGTTAGAGAGCATCATGGTAGCGGTAAATTTATCCTGGCCGAACAGTAAGATCGCACCATTCGGTTTGATAATCCGCTCATACTGCTCCCAGAGCGGAGCAGGCGGGATAACCGAGTCCCATGAGTTCTGAGTCGCCCCATAAGGCAAATCACAAAGGATCATGTCAATGCTCGCATCATCAATTTCCTTCATGACTTCCAAGCAGTTGCCATTGACGACCGTATTAGGGAGGAGGCTCATGCGCTATCACCATCCCCGTCTACCGTTATGGTATAGGCTATGACCGGGGCGTTGAAATGCTCTGCAGCATATGCCCGGATGATTTCTTCGGCGTTGTCAATGAGCACACCACCAATTCGACGGCCTCTGGCATCCTCAGACATAACAATCGGTTCAGGGATAGATACACCTGCCCGCCGTGCCACGTCTTTTACGTAACGCTTGCTGATGGTAGTTGGTACGACAATCGGATATCCAGTTATCGCTGATGTGTAAACTAAGGCGGTCGTTTTACCACCTCCGCGTTTTCGGAATAGACCTTTCATGTTCTCACCTCTTCATAGTCGGAGCAAGGATATTTGGCACTCGCTCGCTCCTCCTTACTTTTGTATGGACAGTCTGGAACTCTGGCCTCGGCGAGATGAGCCAAGCAGATTACTTTGCCCATCTCGTCTACGGACTGATTATCACACCATTTAGATGTGGGCGAAATTGGTGTTTCATTCACGTTTTAGCTCTCCTTATTGAAGCGTATGCCCCTCAACCTGGTATCCCATGCGAATGCCTTTCCACTCAGGTTTAAGCATAGCTTTCAATTCAGAGGCAACGCCCTTACACATCCGTGTGGTCTGGCCGTAAACTTCGTATTCGCACAGATAAGTGTGATCTGCTGAAAGGCCAAAAGCTACATAGATGTGTAACTGGTTAGCCCAAGCTATAACTTCATCTACCTTAGCCTTGTGCTGCTCGTAGTAGACTTTGGAATCGTCAACGTTTTCCTCAAGAAGGAAAGAACCCCTCACATATTTCTGCTGAGGCACGTTACTCACCTCTTCCCAGTAGACCCGATACCGCCTCGATCAGCGTTGCCCAGCGTATCGACCGGCTCGAAAAACAGCTGGGGCTGGTGCTTCTCAATGCGAAACTGACAGATACGATCGCCGACATGAATAACGGTATGGCGGTCTGCACGGGCGGGGAAATACCACTGGTCGTTGTCACCACAGTAAGTCTCGTCGATTACGCCGATGCTGTTGGTTTGACGAATACCGAAATTCTTATAGGTTGAGCTGCGAGGGGCTACGATTGCTTCATAACCCTTGGGAAGCTGCATAGCAATTCCCAGGGGGATCAGCTTGAACTCACCAGCCTTCAGCTCAACATCCTCAGCTGCCCGAAGGTCAACCCAGTCAGACTTGCCGTCGATATATTCCAATGGTTGGATTTTATCGCTGAGATAGCGCACCTTAATTGTTAGCGCCTCTGCCGAATCAGAAGGATGCGGGCAGACAAGAGGCTTGCCGTCTGCTGCCAAAGCGTCCAGTACGGTATCAACCAGGCTGTCATATCCTGCGAAATCGCCGTTGATGTGCAGACAGTCAACACCGAACTTGTCCAAGAAACGCAGCATTTCTTTGCTGACTGCATCGCTCTCTTCCTCGGTCTGGAAGCGTCCTGCTTCGTTATAGGGTTTCACCCGATGAACAAACACGTCGATGCGGTTATAGTAATCGAAAACTTTGAAAACCAGTTTGTCGAACTCTTCACCCAGCACGTGGTCGTTGTCGTTATAGAACGCAGAAAGCAGGATAGGTGAATCGGTAATCACCACATCGACCTTGCCCTCAAGCCGGCTGATGCGGAAATACTGCTTGCCAAAGATGTATGCCTGATTCTCGAAAACGGCCTTTGTTCCTTCCCATACCTTGTCTTTGGCGAACTCGGTGACAAGCTCGGCATTAACGCCGGCAGCTTTCAACTGAGAGAAGACATAGGCAGCTCCGGTGGATTTACCAGCACCGGGAGCGCCAAAAAGGTTAATGATGAGCATTTTCGTTTGCCTCCCAACCAATTTGATAGTTTTTTGTGCGGATGATACTGCTCTTTACACATGGGCGCAGTACACAGACTTCCAGCTCATGAGGGATATACTGATCCAAAATAACACAAGACCAACATTCCCCTTTGCAATTCTCTGAATAATGAGATCGAATCTCAAAAAAGAACAGTCCGCTTTGGATTTGATACGGATTAAGCATTTTGCGACAGGTACAACTGCGCAATTCGGAAGTGATTTTTTGAACCCAAGTATCACGATCTTCGGTTAATATGAGAATTTTGATCACAACCATCACCACCTATCCCAGATACTTTTTGAAAAGCTCTGCAAGGGTTAGGTTGTTTTGCCGTGCCAGATCAATCGTGCAAGCGCAAACATTGCGCTCGGTAGAAGCCCCAATTTCATCGCAAAGATAGATGAGAATGTCGGGGTACTGATGGTCGTGAAAGCATTCGTCCTTGTCCTTTTCGGTGCCGGCGCAATCACTGCAATCCCGACACCACTCTTTACGCTGAAGACCATCCCACGCCATCAGCTTTTCACCATTGATAACATAGGCGCAGTCAACAGTGCCCAGATTAGAACCATAAGCGTGACGCCACCAGCCCCAATCGTCCTTCCAGTCATCGTTGTCGATAGCACAGATATTGTCAAAATCCTCTTTGGACAATAGCCAAACTTGGTATTCTTCACGCCAATGCGTAGGCTGAGGCTGATAATGGTAAGTACACACGGCAGATGTCAGGCCAAGACTTTTTACGGCATTGGCAAATTCGCCACCTGCTAAAATTTCAACAGTCTCCATATTTCCTCCTATTCGTAACGAATGAAGTGTACGGTGTTAAACTCTTTACCGGGAAACTCTTTGAGCCGGATAGAGGAGCACCAACCACCGACATGAATCTTTTCAACCTCGTAAACCTGACCTTCTGTCAAAAGCTTATGAGCCTGTTTGGAATCACAGCTCAACCCGGCGTCCAGATCCACGGCTTTAACCTTACATCCACGCTCACAGTGCAGAACATCAGATTGATCCTCGGCACATTTGTTACATAACCACTCCAACCGATAATCCAGCGTAATACCATCCAGGAGCTTCCCACATTTGGGACAGTAAAATTTGAGTTTTTCATTCATGGTGTTCACCTCCCTAAATATTTTTATGCAGTAGTACCAAATCTCACTTAACCCAAGCAATTTTGGAAACTATTCGATAGGTTTTCTCAACATCATTCAAAGCCAGTGGATGTCAATCTGCATCAAATCATAGCGATTTGTGCGGTTTACAGGTTAAAATGGGTATGACAAACAAAACGTCTTGCTTGCGCTATGACGGCCTTTTGTAAAACCCACTTCTCCTGCGGCAGCAAACCTCCCATGTCTAACAGGATCATCCGCTCAAGGCGGCGTCCTCAATTCCTTCGTTCTGCCTGTCCACAGTTGGGTGCCGCGGATGCTTCGTCGCGGGATCGTTGTCCCATGGAGACACTCTTGGCGGCTACCGGCTTCGTATAGGACAATTTTCTTTTGTCGCAAGGTTTTCTGTACGTCGATGACCCGTTGATTTGCAGAACCACGCCATTTCAACATCCGGTCAGACAACTCCATTTTGAAGGGGCCGTCAATCACAACATCACATGATGTCAGCAAGGCCATTTGTGCAAATTGGTGATCATCCTCGTCTTTATCTGGGAAAAGAGGGTTATAACAGTCCTCCCAGATAAATCCAGTCCATAGCCACACGGTTTTACCGATTGAATGTGCGTAGAAACAAAGATCAATGAGATTATGAATCCCGCCATAGTCCTGACAAAGTGGATCTCCGCCAAGTAGAGAAAGCCCTGAGATAACAGGGTTGGCAAGCATTTTGTGGATCTCTGCGATAGTCTCCTTTGTGAATGGTCTACCACAGTTAAAATCCTGCTCCTCTGGATTAAAGCAGCCGGGGCAGTGATTTGTACATCCGCTTACGAAGAGGGAGGTGCGGACTCCCTCTCCGTTTGCGATGTCATAGTTGCGGATTTTCGCGTAGTTCATTCGTCGCCACCCAGGTGGACATAACGTTCTTTGATTTCTTGCGTTCTACCCTGATTCCAGTCATTCAGGCCGATGTAGCCGCAGGTACGCCGCGCAATGTTCATCTTGCTCTTATCGGTATTCCCGCAGTTGGGGCACTTCCAAATCAGCTTGCCGCGATCGTCGTCCACAATCTCGATTTCCTTATCCCAGCCGCACACCTGGCAGTAGTCGGATTTCGTGTTCAGCTCCGCATACATGATGTTGTCGTAGATGTACTTCAACACCGTCAGTACGGCGGGAATGTTGTCAGAGAGGTTTGCCACTTCGATGTAGCTGATTGCTCCGCCCGGAGAGAGCTTCTGGAACTGAGACTCAAATCTCAGCTTATCAAAAGCATTGATATGCTCTGTGACGTGAACGTGATAGGAGTTGGTGATGTAGCCCTTATCGGTGATGCCCTCAATCACACCAAAGCGCTTTTGCAGACACTTGGCAAATTTATAGGTGGTGCTCTCAATAGGAGTACCGTAGAGAGAATAGTCGATATCCTCAGCGGCTTTCCATGCAGCGCACTTGTCGTTCATGTACTGCATAACCTTGAGTGCAAAAGGCTCTCCGTCCGGGTCGGTATGGCTCTTGCCAGTCATCGCCATAACACATTCGTATAGGCCGGCATAACCCAAAGAGATGGTGGAGTAGCCGCCGTGAAGCAGCTTGTCGATGGTTTCGCCCTTTTTCAGGCGGGCCAAAGCGCCGTACTGCCAATGGATAGGAGAAGCATCGGACAGAGTACCACTCAAACGCTCGTGACGGATTTGCAGCGCCTTATGACACAGCTCCAGCCGCTCATCGAAAATCTCCCAGAAGGTGTCATACAGATTCTGGATATCGTTATGGTCGCCGGTTGCCTCCCAAACTTTCAGAGCGCTCAGAGCAACATCGGGGAGGTTGATGGTGACGACTCCCTGGTTGAAACGCCCGTAATACTTGGGCTTATCGGGCTGGTAATTGCCGGCATTGGCAACATTGTCCCAGCCGTTACCGGAGCGGTCGGGTGTCAAGAAGCTACGGCATCCCATACAGGTATAGCAATCGCCGTTACCTTCGGTTTCGCCCTTTGACAGCTTGTACTCGCGCATCTTCTTTTCGGAGATGTAGTCGGGCACCAGCCGTTTGGCAGAGCACTTGGCACACAGCTGGGTCAAATACCAGTAGGGAGAATCCTCGGTGATGTTATCCTCTTCCAGCACATAGATCAGCTTGGGGAACGCCGGGGTTGTCCAAACGCCCTTCTCATTTTTGACGCCTTGATACCGCTGTCGCACGACTTCTTCGATAATCATAGCGAGGTCTTTCTTGGTTTGAGGATCGCTGACCTCGTTCAGATACATAAAGACAGTAATGAACGGAGCCTGACCGTTGGTGGTCATGAGGGTAATCACTTGATACTGGATAGTCTGAACGCCCTTCTTTACTTCTTCACGGACACGCTCTTCGACCAGATCAGAGATCACTTTCTCAGGGTCTGCAAAGTTGTCCGGGGAAGAAATTTTCAGGAACTCAGCCTCTACCTGCTTGCGAATCTTTTGCCGGCTCACCTCAACAAAGGGGGCAAGGTGGGACAGGGAGATAGACTGACCGCCATACTGATTGCTGGCTACCTGAGCAATGATCTGGGTAGCAACATTACAGGCAGTCGAGAAGGAGTGAGGCTTTTCAATCAGCGTACCGGAAATTACTGTGCCGTTCTGGAGCATATCTTCCAGATTGATCAGACAGCAGTTCATCATGTGCTGCACAAAGTAGTCGCTGTCATGGAAGTGGATAACACCCTCTTCGTGCGCCTGCTTAATGTCATCCGGCATAAGCAGACGGTCAGTAATATCGCGGCTTACCTCGCCGGCGATGTAGTCTCTCTGAGTAGAGAGGATTGTGGGATTTTTATTGCTGTTCTCCTGGATGACTGTTTCATTGACGTTATCCGCAATAGAGAGGATTTTGCCGTCCAGAGAAGAAGCGTTCCGCAGAAGCTCATGTTCATAGCGATACTTGATGTACGCTTTGGCGACTACGAACTCGCCCTCTTTCATCAGCTCAGTTTCAACGTCGTCCTGGATTTCCTCAACAGAAATCGCACGGTTGCGCCGCTGATAGCGGTTATACAAACGGGTGGAGATTTTCTTGGGCACCTCGTTCTTATCTCCTACCGCACTGAGCTTTTCAACCTCCGTGAATGCCTTGAGAATGGCGTTGGCAATTTTGCCTTTGTCAAAGTCAACTTCACGGCCATCACGTTTAATGACAACCATAAAAATTCCTCCTTACAAAAGATAGCTGTGGATAACTTGGTCAATTTCTTCCCACGTGTTTACCCGGAGCGCATCATGAGCTACATGGTCAAAGCTACGATTATGGGGACGGTCAAAAAGAATTTTGGCGTATTCGCCCCCAACCAAGTTGTGTGGGGCATCGTCAATCAAAACGTCACCACGCACCATTTGCTTGTTGCAGGCAAAAATGATGTGCTCCCAGTCCAGGAAGGGGAACAGCTCTAAAAGCCGTTCCACCTTCGTTTTGCAGGTGTGATAGCTGGATGCAGTCACCATATAGAGCTGGTGCCCCTCGTCATAGAGCTTTTGGAGTACCTCAACAGAGCCGGAGATCGGAGTGATACGCCGCCAAAGCTCGTCATCATGGAGTACGCCGAATACCTGCTCTTTCGTCAGCGTGGGGAAAGCAAGGGAGATATCCCAGCTGTGAACATCTTCCGGCGTTACGGAGGTGCCATAACGCTCGTTCAACATTGCAATCCAGCAATCACTCAGGTTTTCTACGGTATCGTCGGCATCAAACAGAATTGTTAGTTTCTTCATGGAGTTCTCCTTTGAGAGCGTTGTTCACAAAGTTGTTTACGGCCTCTTTGAGATCTTCCAAACTGCCGCTGTTGACGATCGTAGCGTCGTACTGGTAATCGTCCAATGCAGTCTCCGAAGCGTGCTTCTGCTGCTCTTCGGTCAACGGAGACACGAAGTTGGGGCGAACTACCCGCAACAAAATAGCGTCCATGCCGTAGGTCTCGTAGATCTCATACTCGTTGGGGAAACGAGTATCAGGGATAAGCACGTAATCCCATTCGTCGCAGAAGATGTCGAGGATACTGACGATGAAATCTACCCAATAATCAGGAGAGACAGCGCGGATTTTGTCAGTACCGACACGCTGGAGAAGCGTGCGTCCCTTTTCATCCTTCTTGCCGTCCCAACCAAAGAAGGTCTTACATACGTACTTGACCAGATCGCCGTAGTGGGCAATCAAAACACGGTTGCCTTGGGCTTCCAAAGTCTCCTCCAAAAGTTTGGCGGTAGTGTCTTTACCGTGCTGGGCTTTACCCGAAATGCAAACGATTTTCATTCCGCAGCTCTCCTTCCTTTTCTGCCGCAGGACTTCTTCTCCCGGCAGAACCCGAAGTATTCACACTTCGGCATAAAGTAGTGATCGACCAGATATGCCCACTCGTCGGAATACTCTCTCAGAGCGTTACCAACATCAGCGAACAGGCCACGGTACTCGTGATAAGCTCTGCTGCATTCCCGCTGATGCGACATATCAATTAGGTTACGGAGATTATGCTTGCACACAATCTTGGTGCCCATGCCCAGAGGAAGCCCAAGCGCAGAATCCTCTCTGGGGATACCAAACCCTTCCAACATCTTCAAGCCGGTCTGGATACACTTCATAATCCAGTCGTAGACTTTGACGGCGGCGGAGTTACCCGCAATGCTGGGCGGTGTTACATAATCGAAACCGCTTTCATAGTCGATGTATCTGGTACTGGCCTGCAGTCTGGTGGGAGCGCCGCCGATGTGGGTATACCACTCACGGATCACTCTGGCAGAATAGCCGTCCAGGATCATATAGACATCCGGGAACTCAAACGTTCTGCCGTGCTCGTTTTCCAAGCAATCCAAGCCGCGTTTGTAGTTTTTTTCGGGGTCGCTGGTATCTGCACCCCAGCAGACACCAGCTTCCTCACCGATCATGGAAATAGGGTTCTTATAGGTGAATCGCTGAATTGTAACTGTTCCCATGTTGATCCTCCTTGCTTAATTTACTTTGTTACTATCAAATATAAGTGCGAAAGACGTGATCGCCGATCGTCTTATAATAGCTACCATAGGTCAAAGATCCAGTAGAGAAGTACACTACGTCGGTATTCAAATCCAACGCTGGATGGCCGGCAAGAGCAGCATCTACTGCTTCCATCTGCACAGACCCATAGTAATCTCCTACCACAAACTGACAAGGTGAGAAGAGAATATCACTGATACTGCCGGAATACGCTTCGTGCATATAGCGGTTAAGCGCTACCTGCACCACGGCAACCTGACCATCAAAGCTCTGGTTTCCTGCCTCGCTGTAGGCCATACACGCCAGCAGCTCTTTTTCGGTATCCGTGGGTGACAGTTCTGCATATGGGTTAAGGTCTGCCTCGGGTTCTGCCGGTTCTTCCTCAATAGAAATAGGCGTAGGTGTGGGCGACACTTGAGGCGGCGCAGAGTAAACACAAAGTTCCTTTTCGATGGGGACTTGTGGTGTTTCCTCCCCTTTGTTCGGGACGAACAACATTGCACTCAGAGATCCGCAGACTACCAAGAAACACAGCGTCGCCCTGAGAACTTTCTTGAACCATTTCGATTTCGTCTCGTGCATTGAAAATGCCTCCTAAATTACATAGTCGTAGTTGAACAAATACAGATACCCACGCCGCTCGCCCCATCCATTCATAGGAACATAAATGGTATCGTAGCGTTGAAGCGGTTTGCGATCGTAGAGTTCTGAGTAGATTGTCCACCGATTTGTTTTTCCCGTGCCAATCGACCGCACCTGCAAGGCGTAAGCCCAAATCTCTTTGGTTTTCTTGCTCCGCAAGGGGTAGATATCCAGAATAACCAGTTTTCGCTGATCTTCTTTTTTATTGGTGGTTAGGTCGATATAGCCCAGATTTTCCAACTGGATTTGCATTTTGCTTTTCAGGTCGAAATCCTGAATGTGCATATCCCTGACCATCACTTCCAAATACCGAAGTAATCCGGGCAAATCGGTGAAGGTATAGCTTTTAGCTGGCTGGCCGCTTTTGGACTTATCAGTTGCATACTGGGCGATTATGGGTTCCAATTCAGCCGTTACCTTGTCCTTGGAGATCTTCTTCATCGTTCCGCTCTTGAAGAAAGAAAAGAAGTTCACCATACGCAACAACTCTTTGGAATTGCCATACTCAGCAAAGTAGTCGATCTTCACCAAAATATCCCGCTGCCGTGTATCCAAGTGTGTTTTCTCGTCCAGCTGCATAAGCAAGTCCATGAAAGACTCAGGCTTGCCGGCCTTTGCCAGCTCATAGAGTTCGTTGGCAACATCGGCATTCATGTACTTTACAGAAGAAATACCCTTGGCGATAACCTTCTCTTCGGTATTCAGCAAATATTTATCCTTGGAAAGGCCAAAACGCGGCGGGACAATTCTGATACCGTAAAGCGTTGCCAGCTCGTTCCCGTTCTTCACATCCTCCTCGCCGTTGGCATTGTTAAGGTAGGCTGTGATGAACTCATACGGATGGTAGTACCGCAGATAAGCGCACAGATAGCCAATCATGCAGTACCCGACTGAATGGTTATAACCAAACATATAGCTGGAAGCGTCTTGGATGATCTGCAAGAACTCCTTTGCCTCCTGCTCTGCAACTTCACGGGACTGCGGTGACTTTTCACAATATCCCTCAAGAATTTGTGGAAGAGCTTTTTTCAACCGTTCTTCGTCTTTTCGTCCGATAGCGCGGCGAGTGTTATCTGCA